GGACGGTCCGGGACCTTATCACGGACATTAAGAACGGCTTCAAGCCGGAATATGAGGAGGACTAAACCATGAAGAAAATTTCGCAGATCGAAACGGGAGGGCGCTTCCTGTACGGCGGCATTGAGTGGGTCAAGCTGTACGCAGGCGACGGAACCGTTGCGATTTCCGCCGAACCCGTCTTTGAACGCGCTTTCGACGAAGACAACAAGAACGATTGGCGTTCTTCTTCCCTGCGCCGCGAACTGAACGGCGCGTTCCTCGACGCGCTGGTTGCAGAGGGCGCGGACCGGGCGGCGTTCCTCGATTGGGAAAGCGACCTGACCGCCGATGACGGCATGACCGACTACGGGACAGCCACCGACAAAATCGCTTTGCTGTCGGACAAGCTGTATCGAATGTTCCGCGGCATTATCCCGCGCGTGGACGCGTGGTGCTGGAACCTGACCCCGTGGACGTGCGACCCCGAATACTCTTACTTCGTCCGCGACGTCTATTCCTCTGGCGCGATGGCCTGGGGCGGCGCTTGCGACGGCAGCGTCGGCGTTCGCCCGCTTTGTAATTTGTCCTCTGGAATCTTGGTATCTGATAGCCCGGATTCCGACGGAGCATACACGATCATTTGGAACCGCGCCCCCTCGAAGCCCTCTTCCATCACGGTTCCGTCCAACGTTCGCGGCGGCGAAAGCCTGTCTATCAGTTGGGGGGCTTCCACGGACGAAGACGGCAATCTTTCCGGCTATATCCTCGAACGGCAGGTCAACGGCGGCGCATGGGCGCAGGTATACAAGGGCATCAACCGCAGTTACACCGACGCAATCACGTTCGGCTGGACCTCTATTGCGTACCGCGTCAAGGCGTATGACAGCGCGGGCGCGGAAAGCGCCTACAACACCAGCGCGACGCGGACGGTGGTAAACAACCATGCGCCCGTTATCAGCGGCACAGATTCCAACTTGGGAGCGAAGACCGCCGCGTTCGCGCAGAGTTACAGCGTAACGGACGAAGACAGCGGGCAGACCTTGACCGTGACGGAGTACATCGACGGCACGCAGAAGCGTTCCTACACCGCGACAAGCGGACAGAACTATTCGTTCAACATCACCGCCGCAGAGTGGGTGAAGCTGTTGAACGGGTCCCATACGCTGAAAATCGTTGCGGCGGACAACTACGGCGGAAGCGCGACCCGGACGTATACGTTCACGAAAAATGAAACGGAAATCGAACTTACACTTGCTACCCCGCTTACTGCCGATGATATGGTGACAAAAGGTATCATGTCTGTCGTGCGTCAAATTCCAGCAGGTGCAAAATTCACCGTGGAAGTCTGCAACAACGGCAACGACGCTTCCCCGACGTGGGAGGACGTGACGCAAAACGTCGTAAGCGGAAGTAAGTTCTTCCTTTCCAACACCACCAAAACGGCGAGCGCTTGGGGCTACAATTTCCGCATCAAGGTAAAGCGCGGAACGGCAACGGGCGATTGCTTCATTACGTCTGCGGGAGGTAACTTTGAATGAGCATTCAGCACAGAGAAGACAGCATTCGTGATATGAAGTTGGAGCGGCTGGGCGTGACCCCGCCGCAGGACTGGAACGACGTTGAGCAGGTCCGCGCGGCGAAGAAAGCCGAAATCGGCCTTGCGTGTTCCGCGGCTATCTATGCCGGAATCGACGTGGGCGGCGCACATTACAGCTTGACAGAACACGACCAAACCGAACTTATGGCACAGTTCCAGACGGTCAAGGAGGGTGCGGAGGAAGTGCCGTACCACGCCGACGGTGAACTTTGCCGTATGTATACTGCGGAGGAATTCACCGCGCTTACACAGGCCGCGACCGCCCACGTCTTCTATCACCGCACTTACTGCAACCACCTGAACGCGTGGATTAAACGGGCCGGGCTTGATGAAATCCCTGCTATCGTGTACGGCGCGGACCTGCCCGCCGACCTTGCGGCAAGCATGGCGGCGCTGATTGAGAAAGCAGGTGGCGACGCGTGAAACGTATCTTGACGATTTGGGCAACGCTGGGCGCGGCTTACGTCGTATTTGAAACGCTTTTCCGCGGGTACTCACACCCGTCTATGTTCGTTGTAGGCGGGCTGTGCGGGGTTCTGGTTGGCACTATCAATCAGGCCCCGCGCTTTTATCGCGCCCCGGTCATCGTGCAATCGGTCATCGGGGCCGTTATCGTGCTTGCGGTAGAGTTTGTTTCCGGGTGTGTCCTGAACCTGTGGTTAGGGCTGGGCGTTTGGGATTACAGCAATCAGCCGGGAAACGTGCTGGGCCAAATCTGCCCGGCGTTCGGCCTGCTGTGGTTCTTCATTATGCCGCTTGCTATTTGGGCGGAGGACACAACGCGTTATTTGATTTGGGCGTATGACTGCGCCGTTTATCACTCGCAGGAAGCGCCGCCCACAATCGCCCCGTATTCGCTGAAAAGCGTTTACGGGGACTTCATTTGCGGGAGGTAACAGAATGACAATCAGAGAGATAGCAAGCGGCGGAGGAATTGCCTTTGTGGTTCTGACGCTGGTTCAAATCGCCCCCGTGAAGTTGAACCCGTGGACGTGGCTTGCGCGTGCCATTGGGCGGGCAATCAACGGCGACGTTCTGCGGAAGCTGGACGAAACCCGTAAAATCCTTGACGACCATATCAAAACGGACGACGCGCGGAACGCTGATTTTCACCGTTCAAAAATCCTGCGATTCAACAACGAACTGTTGCGGGACATTCCGCACACGCAGGAAGACTTCATCGAGATTTTGCACGAAATCGACCTTTACGAAAAATACTGCGACACACACCCGGAATATGAAAACAACCGCGCCACACACGCGGTTGCAAACATCAAGCGGGTGTATGACGAACGGTTGGTAAAGCACGATTTTCTATGAGAAAGGTGGCGCGGCATGATTTATCTTTTCAGCGTTGCCGCCGGGTTGGTTGGCGGGTTCGCCGCCGTCCTGCTGTTGAGCGGACGACGGCCCCGCCGACGAAGAGAGGGCAAGCAGAACCGCCGGAAGACAGAGTGTTCAAAGCTGGTTCTTTGGGCGGTCCTCTGTACCTATTTCGCCGGGTTCGGCGTGGGCGTGTGGGCCGTCGTCCTCGACGCTTCACAGCTTGGCGTTTTCCTTGCCTACGTTGGAACACCAACGGCAACGGTCATCGGCTTTTATTCGTGGAAAGCAAAGGCGGAAAACGTTGTGAAAATCAAAAAGGCGAACCCGGAGGAAACGGAGGGAATGCCCGTTGACCTGAACAACGTTCAGCCGTAACGGAGGAATACACATGACACAGGAACAAAAGAAATTCATCGAGCGGGTGGGCGCACTTGCCGCGGCGGATATGCAGAAAAGCGGGGTCCTCGCGTCCCTGACGATAGCACAAGCAATCCTTGAAAGCGGCTGGGGCAAATCCGGCTTGACGGTCAAGGGAAACGCCCTGTTCGGCATCAAGGCCGGGACAAGCTGGACCGGGGCCGTTTACAGCGGCAAAACGCAAGAGTGCTACGACGGCGTGACCTTTACGACCGTGACGGGCCTTTTCCGGGCCTATGGCAGTTGGGCGGAAAGCGTCGCCGATCATTCCGACTTGCTTTCGTGCAATGCCCGCTATAAAGCGGTCATCGGGGAGCGGGACTATAAAGCCGCGTGCCGGGCAATCGCCGCGGCGGGCTATGCGACCGACCCGAAATATGCGGACAAGCTGGTTCAAATCATCGAAACATACGCCCTGACCGCCTACGATGGAACAGGAAGCGCCGCAAAGCCCGGCGGTTCAAATACCACGGCGGGGACCACAAGCCCCGCAGACGCGAAAGGAGCAGGCAAAATGAAAGCGTCTGAATTTATCAACAAATTGCAAAACATTGTGGACAACTATAAAACGCTGTACGTCATGGGCTGTTTCGGTGCGCCCCTGACAGGCGCGAACGTGTCCCGCTATTGCACAAATCACAGGTACAACAAGCAGGCCGCGCGAACGGCGATGATTCGGGCGGCGGCGGATAAGAACCCGCCCGTCTACGGGTTCGACTGCGTATGCCTTATCAAAGGCGTTCTTTGGGGTTGGAGCGGAAACGCCGCGAAGCCATACGGCGGCGCGGCCTATGCTTCCAACGGCGTTCCCGATCTTGGGGCCGAC